TTTACTGTTAAATCTTTAATAACTTTCATTTTATTGTCTTTTTTTAAAATTATCGTTCTACTTTTGCTCTATATAATTCGTGGGTCTCTATCGGTTCCCAAGTCCCGTACTCCTTGTTTTTCCATTCCAATACCCTTTCTGGGTTATACCTAAAATCGGGAGAATCCCACTTATCCTTATTTTCCTGTATCCATTCGTAGATGGTCAGTACCACTATTGGTACACTTGTCCTATAGCCTGCATGATACTGATGTATCATGGTACGCTCTTCTGCTGTCAAGGCTTGTAAGAAATTATCAAGCCGAAGTACTTCTATATATAGCTGTTTCATTGTGCTATTATTTTTCGTTTTTCACTCTTGATTGTCTGTGGAGGCTCTCCACTTTTATCTATCATTTTCAGTAATATCTTGGGGTAAATACAATAAATATTCTCCATTTGTAAGTGTATCATTAGCTCTACATCCTCTCGGTCAAATACCCCTTCTCTGAGTGCCTTTCCGTAGTATTTGGCTATCTCGCCCTCTACATAGACCTCCCACTGCTTGGCAAACCAATTTAGTAAATGGTCATTCTTTGCTAATATCCTTGGATCCACTAAAGTTTTCCTCTGTTTATGCACCTGTTCACACCATTTTTCAAAGTACATCCCTTGTAGTTGTTCGTATGCCCAATACTTACAGTCTAAGTAATAAAGTAGGCACTCTCTAAATGTCTTTTGCTTTTCTATGGTTTCCATAATTTTTACTCTTCACTTATAATTGTGCTATGGTATAACGCTGCTTTCTCTTTGTCTATGGTAAGCACCCCACCAGGACAACGCCCCGATACATTACAGGCCAAGCCTTCCACTTGTATAATCACCTCTGCAAGCTTCTTACAAAGCCTTGCTACCGCTATATCGGGTTCCCCTTTCTCTTCGTGGGCGAGGAAGATAAAGAGTACATTGCGATAATTTTTTCCCCATTCCCTAAGTTTAGGGGCTGTTAGCTCGTCTTTATAAACTGTGGTATTGTCTATAATCACCACTTTAGGGGCACGTTGCTTAGTTAATGCTTTCTCTATCTCGGTAAGTTCTGTATAGGGTACTATCTTTAACTTGCGGTTGCTGGGGTCAAGCCCACTACGGATATATGCTTCTTGAAAGGACTTACTAATACCCTGCTCGGCACTTACATACATCACCTGTTCAAACTTGCTCAAGTATTCCGCTAACATCAGCGAAAACCACGTTTTCCCCTGCTTTTCTCGCCCATAGATAATCCAAAACCCACCTACTTCGGGATTGCCAAGAGCTTTCTCCCATACTCCCTCAAAAGGGAAGGTTTTATAGGTTTTTTCAAGTAGTTGCTTTCCGTATATACCTTTTATTCTTGCCATTAGCTTAACTTAATTAAATTCTCCAAATATCTAAGTCTCTTCCAATCCGAAGGAGTTACATCCTTTGTGTTAAGATCATTCGGATTCATACACTTACGCACGAGTTTGTCCACATCCTCCTTTTGCTTGGCATTTACCGATGCCACATCGCCCAATAATTGTATGTAAAAATCCTTACGATCATCCGTTCCTTGGGGTACAATTGAGGTTATATCAAAGAATCGGTCGAATATCTCAGCATAACCTACCTTTTTATGAGCAATACCACTCTCTATCTTTGCCCTTAGTCCATCGGCTCCCATCATATACCAAGCGCATTCCCCTTGGGTGGCATTCCATAGCTCTTTGAGTTCGAGGAAAGCGTTGTAGTCCAAGTCTCCTGCTTCGTCAAGTACAATAAGAGGCTGTTCTAAGTAGATAAGGCACATCTTGATACTTGCCTTTACATCTACATACTTACCTGTATTATCCACCCCTATAGTCTTAGCAAGTAATCGGATAAATTGCTGTTTGGTCTTCGCTTGAGAGCAATCCACATAGAAAGCATTTTTGAGCTTACGAACAATGTGTCGGGAGCAAAAAGTCTTACCTATACCACAATCATCTACCAAGATCATTGATTTGCTGTACTCCTTGCAGTAGAGTAGGTTATCTTCTATTTCAGTATATACTGCTGTACGGGCTACCTTCCAGGCGTTGTCTCTTACTTGTACCCCAAGCTGATGAGCAATTACCAACCATTGGGTGTCGCTAATGAGTTTCTCCACTTCTCCTTTTTTAAGGCGGGAGAGGATAGCCCCTTTGAGGTTTAGCCGTTTAGAATAGTCGGCATCAGATCCTCCATAGTTCTCACGGTCGGAAAGAATTGCTTCCCTTATCTTGTTTTTAAAGTCTATTGATAATTTCATATAGCATATTTTTTTCTCCAATTTTTAGTATATTCTGTCCCTGTGCTTGGGTTGTAGAGGATTTGTTTGTCGTCTTCCTCCATAGTATCGTAGTCGTCCAATATTTCTACCTCCTCTGCTTCGCATGCTTCAAATCGCTTGAGGTTGTTAATTACAAAAGAGCGTTTTGGCTTCGGTGTCTTGTCTATCACCCCTATAGGAGTAATCTCTTTGCTTTGGTGCTGTACATAGCGTACAATGGTCATTGTATAAGCATTTTGCAGCGCCTTGATAAGGGTGTCTTCTTCGGTTTGCTCGGCTTGTGCTCTTTGGAAACGTGGCATCGGTTGCACCTCACATACATAGCGGTTACCACAGTAAGCAATTGCCTTTATAAGTTCCCCATCATTGCCGTCCAACCAATACACCTCTATATCCTTACCTTCTATCTGTTTCATTTTCTCAATAAGTGGGTCGCCTGTAAGTATCTTTCCCGCTTCGGCTATTGCCATTTTCTGTCTGTTTAAGCTGATATAACCTTGTTTGCAACTGGTCTTAACCGAGTAACCAATATAGGGCAATATAGCGCGGTAGTTCGTCTCTGGTAGGCTTTCCAATTGGTTATTGAGAAAATATTCCCAACGGCTTACACTTGGATCTTCATCGTGAGGTTCGTTGTTCCAATCCTCTATATCGGCAAGGCGTGCCTGCACGAGTTCATTATAAGGGATAATCTTGGTGGCACCTTTGCCCGCTTGGTTGGCTTCGTTCTTAGCAAAGGGGCGAGGGATCCATCCGTCGGCATATTTTTCTTTATTGTTACGGAGCTTGCCAAACATACGTTCTATGTATTTCCCCTTGGCGTTATTGGCTTCCACTCTTACCTTTTGGAACATATACCCCTCTCTAAGGAAAGTTTCGCTAAAGCTACTATTAAGGGAGCTTTCGCACTCCAACTCATAAGGGAGTTTTAGCCCCCATTGGTGATAGTTCCTTACTAATTGTCTGTAGAACTCAAGGATAATCCCTTCTTTGCTCTTTCCATAGACAAAGGCTGTCATACAGCGGCTGGCAATATCCACCCCAATATAGAACCATACCCTTTTTCCTTTTTCATACCAAAATGGAGGTTGTCTGTCGTCAATGGAGAGGATAGACCCTGCTTTGGTGGGTAACTCCGTTTGTGCATAGGGGATAAATTGCCCCATAAAGGCTTGTCGGTTTCCGCTTCTGAGATTGTAGGAGATGATTTTCTGCTCCCAACTCATCAGATAGGCTTTGATAGTACTTTCGCTCAAGGCGGGGAAGCCCGTAGGTTCGTATAGTTCTCCTGTTTCCTTGTTGAATACTTCTATATAGCCAGCCAAAAAGGCATCATATTGCCGAGATATATCGGTAGGAGTAGGCTTATGGGTTTGTCCTACGAATAAGCCTTGTAGTACCTCTATGACACGCTCATCTACCTTTCGGGCGTTCTGCTTACCCTTTCCATAAGGGTCCTTGATAACGGAGAGGAGTCCATCGGTTTTAAAGGCGTTTAAAGTGTTTTTAAAATGCCTTAAACTCTCAGGCAGGCTATGCTTACGACTTGGGGGCAAGGTCTCGTTAAAGCTCACTGCATCGGTAAGTAGGCTTTGAGCAAGTCCCTTGGTAGCACTCTTTTTATGCAATGCCTTGCGAATATTGAGTCGTTCCTGCTCAAGGGTAACCAAGGCTTGCAGGGTAGTAGCATTGATGATGTAGCGGTCTATCTCTTCATCGGTAAGGTGCTTTTCCAATCGTTTCCATTCACTATAGAAGCGTATCGTTTCGTCTTTTACTTGGTAATATCGCTCTAACAAATGACCTTCTTTTCGGGGATCGCCCAGTGCCTCTTGTATCTCCTTGGGGAGGGTGTCATAGTCTATCAGTAGCCTACGCCCATTCCCACCCGATTGGAGTTTCTTAACACCATAAGGCTTACCTTCACTGCGAGAGATAGCACTCTGTAAGGACTTGAGCACATTCCAATACTTAGGAACCAACTCTTCCACCTCCACCGCAACTTTATTATGTAACCATAAATAGGGCATAATCTTTTCTTTTTTGCTCCCTAATGCGATTTCGCTTCGCCAGCCTTTCGACTGTCAGTCCTACTGACTTAGGGATTTCAAACTAACTAATATTAAGGGTGAAAGTTTTCCAACTTTTAGGTTTATAATCTCTATCAAACCCTACAGTAATATATTTTTTATTATTGTTGTGAAGCGCCGAATCTTCCCCATTATCGTCAAGAGTACCATTTTCATTAGACTTTTCTATGTTGGAGGCTATTATAATTAGCGAGTTTTTAACCTGTTCATTTAGTTTCCTAAATTCCTCTTTAACTAACTTATTTACCAATAAAGCAATCTGTTTTTTTACTTTTCTTTTCATTACCTTCTGTATTTTACAGCTCTGTTATACAATATCTTTTCTCGTTTGACCACGATCCCTAAGAAAGTGGTGATAATTTCCCTGCCTATCACATCCAAGTGACTATTGAGCAGAAGTACTGTTTTTCTTTTCATATCAAAATTATTTTTTAATCGTTAGTTAATTGCCCGTGGTGGCTCACCGCTTTTTGATTAATCTTCTAATTCGTCCTCGCTTATAGGGATTAAGCAGTCTATATCATATAGGGCGGAAAACCTTGCCTCCATATCTCTTTCAAACGCTACTCTTACTACGGTAGTCATTTCGTCTTCGGGATAAATTTCTATCACTGTACCGATGTTTCCTTGTTGCTTTGCGGGGTCTGTAGTGTATCGGCTTATCTTTACTTTATCTCCTATTTTCATTTTGCTATTGTTTTTGATTTCTCTTGCTCTGCAATCACTTCAAAAATTGTCATCTGATGTACTTGTGGCAAGCCCTTCACTTCTTTGAGCTTCTCGCAACTACTGCGAATCTCTAAGAGTTGCTCTGCAAAAGCCTTATTGATATACCACTTACCTGTACTCGCCTTGTAGAAGTGCTGAGGGTGCTTGCGAATGCGAGCGTGATACTGCCCACTAGTTACTGAGTAGTTATGTAGCAGCAACCACTCCACGTATGGCAGGGCTTCACTTCCATAGACATTGAGAGATTTTGGCATTTTGATAATCGTTTGCATTGCGATTTTCTCCATTTCAATAAAGTAACGGCGTATCTTCCTGCCCTGCTCATTCCTTTCTACCATTGCCAACTCTTTAGCCATATTGGTAGTAATGAAGTAGTCCTTTCTGTGTCGGAACCCTCCGTGTGCTGGAACTTGACTCGCCAAATCGGGCGAACGTTGATTTTCAGTAAAATAGTCTTCATTTTCAATAAAGCCATATTCTCTGATACGTCCTTTAATCCAGTTGGAAAAGTCTCTACCTGTTTGGAGCTTTCTATGAAGCTCACGAGCATCTACTAATTGAACGCCTTTTTGTTCTGTGATTTTAACTAACTCGTTCATTTTCTTGGTATTTAGTTATTAGACATTCCCTTTGTTCAATCAGTTCATAGAGAGCCTCATAAGTCTTTTCGTCTTTCCTCTGAAGGCGCATTCTTATAGCATCTGTAGTGTATCCTAACATCTTAGATAACGTTTGAATATCCCCCGTTTGTTTTTTTTGTTCGCAAATGCGAACAATCTCGGAAAATTGTATTACCTTTGCCATTGTTATAAAGTATTATCGTTTTGACGTTGCAAAGTTACAAATAAATTTGATACTAACAAACATATTTGATAAAAATGACAAACTTTTTTGACAGAATAATGCAAATAGCTGATTATAAGGGATATAAAAACCCTTCAGAATTTGCTAAAAGAGGGTTAGGATGGACTTCCTCAGAGAAAATAAATAGATTAAAGGACGAAACTAAGAAACCTAGTGTAGATATTTTGATAGAAATATCAAACAAATTTGACGATGTTAATCTTGGTTGGTTACTTACAGGAAAAGGTGAAATGCTAAAAGAGGAAGAAATTTTACCTGTTGCAGTTCATACAAATAATCCTAAAAAAGGCATTCCTCTTATACCAGTGGAAGCTATGGCAGGTATTGCAAATGGAGAGGTGTCTATTTTAGAAATGGACTGTGAACGATATATTATCCCTATGTTTAAGGATGCAGATTATCTTATAATGGTTAAAGGAGATTCTATGTATCCAAGATATAGCAGTGGGGATGTTGTAGCCTGTAAAAAATTACCTCTTTCTGACTTGTTTTTCCAGTGGAATAAACCTTATGTAATTGATACGGAACAAGGAGGTCTTATAAAAAAAGTGTGCAAAAGTACTAAAAAGAACTGTATCAAATTAGTATCAGAGAATCCTGACTATGAACCTTTTGATTTGCACACATCTCAAATCTATGCAATAGCATTGGTGATAGGAACTGTAAGATTAGAGTAGTGCGTATAATTCCTAATTATTTCGAAAATCTATTTACCCATGTATGACTAGGAAAGGTGTATATAGTAGGGAGAAACACCCTATTTTTAATATAAAAACCATATCTTATATTGTAAATCAACAAGTTAAGTATTATATTCATTTGCAAAACACCTCCAACTCACGCCGTAACCTTATCATTTTAACTAAAAAGGGGATTTTTACCCCCTAAACTCGTACTTAAAAATATACGTATTTGCATACCCAACTGCATACCCAACTGCATACCCAACTTTTTAGGGAGGTTTTTTCGGGGGTACTTCTCACCCTCATTTTCGGGGTGTTTTATAGGGCTTTTCAATGGGCTTTAGGGCTGTTTCATGGCATAAAAAAAGCCCTCAAAGGGGCTATTTTAGTGAGTTTGGGTAATTAATAGGTATCTTTTACCCTATGTAGGTAATTAAGGTTATTTAATTGGTAGTTATTGGGCAATTACTCGGTAATTAAATGGTAGTTATTGTACATTTCGTTTTGTCCGCTTTTTTGCTTTTTTTGGCTTCAATCCCCTTATTTATAAGGCTTTCGGAGCTTTTTCGTATTTTCCCATTTTAGTACCGCCCATTATCTTGTTTATAAAAGATATTACTCAACTATCTCAAGTTCAAGAAAAATCCAGAATTAGCCTTTTCTCCCGAAGGATTAGAAGAACTTAACAAGAATATCATGCTCTACAATGATGGTAAACCACATAAACCTATCTATAAAGTACGTATTTTTGAACAAGGTAGCAAATTCCCATTAGGAGATGTAGGGAATAAAGCCACCAAATATGTAGAAGCGGCTAAGGGCACCAACCTATATTTTGGAATATATCAAGGAAAAGACAAGCGTTCTTTCGCGACCATTCCGCTTAACG